AGGTTTTATTTGTCGGGGACTGTGAGTAAGAGCAAGCTCCTGACTGATAGAACAAACCTACCCGCCCCTCCCAATCGCCATGTCTGTTCTTGTCGCAAACCAACAGCGCATCAGGCGAACCCTCATCCACCTCTTTGCCAGCCTGAATCTGTTGCTCTTTGCGTTTGTTTCTCCACACAGTAAAGCACTGATCCACCTGATCGACGATGGCTCCACTGCCCTTGGCATCCATCTTTCCGGGGACTTGCATCTCATCTCCAAGTTTCCTACTGTGATGAATGATGTGTACGTGTATGTTGAAATCCAAAGCAAAGGCACACACGCTGTCAACGAAATTCTTTTGTCCGTTGTAGTCATCCTCCCCCTTAACAACCTTCATAAGAGAGTCGATCACGAAGTGTTGCACCCCAAGTTTCTTTGCGGCGTACCGCATGATTGCCAACAGATGGTTGGGATCTGTCTGTCCCATCTTGTCGTATAGCCAGAGCCGGTTCGTTGCATGAGACAAAACCCCATCGACAAACCTTGCTGTCGGCATAGAACTGCCAGCGGCTTGCTTACACATGCGAGCGAGCGTTGCCCGTGGCTTCATCTCAAAACTAGCGACGCAGACCTTTTGGTTTTGATGAAGAAAGTCAAGCATGACGTGGCTGGTTAACAGACTCTTGCCATGTCCGTTGATGCCCATCCATAGGCTCACCTCGCCCGGACGGAATCTGATGTGGTCATGGGTCTTAAGCCAAGGAAGTCGTGCGCCACTAACCATCTCTCCACCACTCAACAGAGCAATGGTCTCATCCCTGTATGCCTTGGGCGCAACGATCTTGTCTTTGTCGTGCGGCTCGCTCGCGTACTCCGCAAAGTCTACGCTGTCTGCCGTAAAGATCATTTCATTTAACACTGTCGACCCCCAATAAAAATTCCAACTCATAGTCATAGACTCTTCTGTAAACAGTCTGTGCTGGATGTGTTGTTAGACCAAGCTCAATGTCTCCGTATATCTCTGGTGAGTATGTGAGATGCGCCCCAGCTTGCTTGTCTACATTCCACAAGTACAGGTATCCATGAAACTTATCGCCCACCATGTAGCCGCCGTTAGGTTTGGCCTTTGCAATAGTTTCTGCAAGATGCTTGACAGAATCTTTATGAACAGATGTGTCGTAGACCAAGCAGATTTGCAGGTTCCACGCCCAGATCCAGTTGTAGCTTTCTGGATTTCTGTTTGGGTCAACATAAACAACCCAGTTGCCGTCGACCAAGTCTCCAATCATGGACACAAAAACAATTTCATTCGGAACCATCTTCTTGTTTATACGTAAATCATAGATCTCTCCGGCTCCATCTGGCAGTGGTTGTTTCATATTCCTTTTCCTTTATATTTTTCAGCCATTCTTTTGACGGTGTCCATGTCCACTTCCCAAACGGCGAGCGGATACGAGCGAACATCGCCATCATTCCACGCAATGTGAACCATAGTTTGGTCTGACCACCAGCAACCAAAAAGTGTGCTTGACCCACGGGCAGACGCATAGGCGTACCATCCATTCTCGCCTTTGCATGGAACATCTGTGATCACCATCATCCCGCCAGCCTCGTTTTTTGATGTTGCTACGGTGTCAGCATGAGCCGAGCCACAAGCCAACAGTAGTGCAATTAGATGCTTCTTCATGTGTTCTCCTTTATGTCGTGGGCGGCTTCAACGGCTCTGACAAGACCCATAATCACCCCCTCTCGAACGTCAAGATTTTGCCAAATGATTTTGACGTCCCCTATCGTTAGCGGCTTGCGCTGTGGTGGGTGGGTGTAAAGTGGTTTCCAATATTTACCGATCAAATCAGGACTTGGGTTTGTCGTGAAATGCGTTTTGTAATCCTCTGCGTGATACCACGCCACAGGCTCTTGCGTCTGTGCCAAGGCTTTTTCAACAACAGCAATGGCTTCTGCTGTTCCGCACGGCTCACCACCATGACACCACTTCAACGCCTCAAGCACCAGCTTCAATTCATCTTGTGTCATGCTTGTCTCTCCTGAAGTTCTGTAATCAAGTCCTCAAGGTCTTGAATTTTTTGTTCATATTTGGCGGCTAATTGCTCTTCGGTGTACAAGGGTATGCGCTCCAACTTGACTATTGTTGGTGTATCCCACTTCACATAGGGCTGTGCAAATTCAAGTCTGCGCTTTTCGACATTGATGTATGCAAACGGCTCAGTCATTCCTCACCTCCCGTCATTGCCCACTGTTTTGCTTTCTCGGCCATAAACAAACCCTCTGCTCGGGTCATCTTGGATGAGCGAACAAACAGATCGCCTTCAAAGTCATACGCAATAATCATCACATCTGTCAACTCCATTTGCAGTGCGGACTGCAATGCTTGTTCAGCCGTGTAGTTTGTGGACGCTGGCAAAGAGATTACTTTTTCGTTGTTCATTTCTTCATCTCCCTGATAAATATTGCAATGCTCGACAAGGTGTCCTTGCCGAATGCTTTGGCAAATCCGTGCTCGATATTGAAGGCCGCCATCTCCAGTGCGGAATTCCAGCCAGCCTCGTAATGTCTGTCCATCCGAGCCTTGAGTGAGTCAAGTTGATTCTCAAGGTCAGTGATCTTCTCGTCTGTTCGTTTATTGAAATCTGTCATAGCATCCCCTCGAATTGGATTGATGGTTCAGTACTCTCGTCTTCCCACCTACGCTGGTTCAACCATGTACTTGGGAATGGAATGAATTGGCCGTTGTCTTTCAGCCAGTCTGTGGATTCGCATGACCTCGCAATGGACGAGATCATCTGCGCCAGCACGTCAGCATCAGGCTTGATCTTGTTGAACGCCTTCTGTGCCTCAGCCTTTGCTACCTTGCGCGGGTATGCTTTCCAGAAGGAATCAAACCCCTCAACCACAGGAGTAGGTTTATGGGTTTTTGGGTTCTTGGGTTCTTGGGTTACGTTCTGAATCGGTTCTGATTTCAGTTCTGATTTCAGAGTTTTCTTTTCAATCTTGGCTTTGTTTGCTCGTCGTGCTGACTCAGCCTTGCCGTGATACTTCTCGATCTCGTAGTCGCAACGGTCGTTCTTCCAGCCGCCATCGGATAAGACAAAGAATTCCTCAAGCACACGAGCAACGTCATCGGCGTACTCGCGCATGGCAATCAGGCGAGCGCAGTGTTCTGGGTCAGATGGGAGTGGGGTTTCTTCTGTGTAGTACACGTCCATCAAACGACGGTACGCCAAGTCTTCGGTCAGGCTGAGATGCCTTGTCTTCGTCAGGTAGTCCCTGATATGAAATTGATAACTGAACATGGAGTCCTTTCTCGCCTTTCTTTTGAAACCCCGAAGGGACAGGGAACACTGGTCGAAAGGAAAAAACTACCAATGCTTTCAGCCCTCGGAGCGACCAAGAACCTACCCTGCGGAGCGAGTGTCGCTGATTGACAAATAAAATGCAAGCAAGGGAAACCATTACCCATTTGGTTTAGTTGGTCTTTGTTAACAAACTCGTCAATTGATTGCATAATCAATGCAAATAATGTATACTTGGCAAGCCTCGCAAGCAAATTACTTTACACATCATCAACGAAAGGAACACAATGTCAGAGCAGAGCAATGAGTTTTTGAGTGTCTGGAATGACACATGCACCACAGACCCACGGCACGTTAAGGCGTTCAGCCGAGGCGGTGGCTTCTCCGGCACGGCCATCAACCACACCTACCAAATCCGCAAGGCAACAGAGTTGTGGGGGCCAATGGGCCACCTCTGGTCTGTCAAGATTATTGAGCAGGGCTTGATGCCGGGGACTCCTATCATCGTCGAGGAACTGGAACAGGCGTGGGAAGTAAACAGCGAAGGCGAACGTGTCTTGGTCAGGGAAACCACCAAGAAGCAAATGGTGGCGCAAGAGTCCATCCACTTTGTTCGTATCCACCTGAGCTACCCAGTCTTTGCAACGAACGGGAATGGCGACCGTGTCCACACCGGAACCGGAACAGTCGAACACTTCGGACAAACAACCTTTGTCGGCAAGAACAAGAACGGCTACTTC